CTTGCTCTCTGATCCGGCCGGCGCTCTGCTCGCGGCCAATAACCTCAGCGACCTGGCCGCGGTGGCAACGGCCCGCGCCAACCTGGGCGGCGGCGCCAACAAGTGCATTCTGCTTGTTCCCGACCTTGACCTGGTCGGAGCCAACACCCAGACCAAACACCTCGTCTCCCCGGTGGCCGGCGACATCGCCAAGATCTACTCGGTAATCGACGGGGCGCTCACCACCGGCAACGCGACCCTGACCGCAGCCATCAATGGCGTGGCGGTCACCACCGGTGCCATCACCGTCACCCAGGCCGGTTCGGCTGCAGGCGATGTGGATTCGGTAACCCCGTCCGCAGCCAAGACCGTGGCCGTGGGCGATGTCATCAGCATCACCGTGGGCGGCACCAACGACGCGGCCAAGTTGGCCCAGGTTTCGATTCTTATCACCCCGTCGGCCTAAAGCGCCGCGCACCTACAGGAGTAAACGACATGATCACCAACAGCACCAATCTCGCCATTCTTTTCAACGCCTTCAATGCCGCCTTTCAGCGCGGCTTTGCCGGCGTCCCCTCGCTGTGGAACAAGGTGGCCACCGAGGTGCCCTCCACCACCGGCGCCGAGGATTACGGCTGGCTCGGCCAGCTTCCCGGTATGCGGGAGTGGATCGGCGACCGTCATATAGAGAATCTCACCATGTCCGACTACACCATCAAAAACAAGAAGTTCGAGCTGACCGTGGGCGTGCCCGAGGACAAAGTCACCGACGATCAGTACGGCGTCTTCGCGCCCATGATGGAAACGCTGGGCCACTCTGCCAGCGAGCATCCGGATCAGCTGGTCTTCGCCCTGCTGGCCGCCGGGTTTGCCACCAACTGCTACGACAAACAGTATTTCTTCGACACCGACCATCCGGTGATCCAGGCGGACGGCACCACTGCCAGTGTCAGCAACATGCAGGCCGGCGGCGGCAACCCCTGGTTCCTCCTCGACACCCGGCGGCCGCTCAAACCGCTGATTCTGCAAATACGCAAGCGGCCAAATTTCGTCAAAAAGGACCGGCCCGAGGATGACAAGGTCTTTATGAGCGGCGATTTGATCTACGGCGTGGATGACCGAAAGAACGTGGGCTTCGGCTTCTGGCAGATGGCCTTCGGTTCCAAGGCCACCCTGACCGCCGCGAATTTTGAGGAGGCCTACGATGCCATGGGCGCCTTCAAGGGAGACCATGGCAAGCAGCTGGGGGTAAAGCCGAACCTGCTGGTGGTCGGATCGTCCAATGCCAGCGCCGCCCGCAAGATCGTCCAGGCGCAACTGATCAACGGCGGTGACTCCAACACCAACTTCAATCGGGTCGAGCTGTTGGAAGTGCCCTGGTTGGCATAACGGCTAAGCACTAAGCGCCGGGCGGGGCAACCCGCCCGGTTATGAAAAGGAGCACAGCATGATCCGAATAGTCAGTAAAAAAGAAGGCTTTCGCCGCTGCGGCGTCGCCCACCCCAAGGGGCCGGTCGAGTACCCGGACGGTCACTGGACCGAGGAGCAGCTTGCGGCCCTCCAGGCTGAGCCGATGCTGGTGGTGCAAAGCATCCCGCCGGCGGAGCCGCCAGTGGATAAGTCCCATGACTCCCATGAGTCCCATGATTCTCCAGCAGCCGAAGCCGAAGCCAAAGCCCCCCCGGCCAAACAAGCCAAGCAGAAAGGGGCCAAGTAAATGTCCTACGCCACCCTGGCCGACATCCTGGAGCAGCTCCCCGAGGCCGATCTGATCGGCCTCACCGACGATCTTGGCATCGGCGAGGTAAATCAAGGAGCGGTTGATCGGGCCATCGCCGACGCCGACTCCATGATCGACTCGTATATCCAGGCCCGCTACCCGGCGCCGCTGTCGCCGGTCCCATCGTCCATCCGCCGGATCGCGGTGGATCTGGCCGTCTACGATCTGCACAGTCGCCGGGGCAGTCTGGAGATCCCCGAGCCTCGCAAGGATCGCCACAAGGCGGCCCTTCGCTTCCTCGAACAACTAGCGGAAGGCAAGCTCACCCTGGGCGTGGCCGCCTCGGCCCCTGCGGAATCCATAGCGGAGATCGTTTCCTCGTCGGAGCGGGGGTTCTGATGGGCTACGACATCGAACAACTCGAAGATGCAGTCATCGCCGCCCTCGCGCAGCTTAAGACCTCCCTCGGCGTCCGCGAGATCAAGAGCTATGGCGGCGAGCTGGAAGAGGCCGATTTTAAAAAGATGGTCGCTAATTGCCCGGCCATCTATGTGATCTACGGCGGCTCGGGCTACAAGTCCCACGGCGCCCGCAAAGTCGAGTCGCCCGGCCTGACCCTGTTCGTCGCCGATCGCACCCTGCGCGGCGAGGAGGAGGCCCGCCGCGGTGGGGCAAACAACCCCGGCACCTACCGGATGCTCCGGGAGTGCCGCAACCTGCTCGCCGGTCAATCCCTGGGCCTGCCGGACCTCGCCCCCTTGGAGATCCTCCGGGACACCCCGGTCTGGTTCGGTAACGGGATCTCGATCTACGCCCAGGACTACGAGTGTGCCCAGGGGCACCTCTACCCATCAGCATAAGGAGCTTTAACCATGCCAACCGTCACCTATACCGGCCCCGACGAACTGTCGCCGCCCATCGCCACCGGCCAGGCCCAATCGATGCGGTTTCCCCGTGACCTCGAAGTCGAGGTGAGCGAGCAAATCGCCGAGCAGGTCCGCAAGCAGCGCCAGGAAAATGAATTCATCATCTCCCCCGAAAAAGAAACCCCCGCCGCCCCCCAACCGGCCACCAAAAAACGGTAGGGGCGACTCATTCGTCGCCAATGACCACAAGGAGGAACACTCATGCTTATTAGAAACACTCAGGTCGCCATCAAGGTTGAGACGACCGAGGGTACCAAAATAGCACTGGCCGCCGCCGACGTCATCCTGACCGGTACGCCCAAATTCACCCCCGGCCAGGATATGCACAAAAGAAACAACGTCGCGGCAAACCTCTCTCCCTTTGCCACCGTCCCCGGCGCCCGTAAGGCCAGCATCACCTTTGATGTTGAGTTGATGGGCGCGGCCGCCGCCGGCACCGCCCCGCATTACTCCTCGGCCCTGCGCGCCTGCGGGGTGGGGGAAACCATCGTCGCCGCCACCAGTGTCACCTACAAGCCGCTCACCACCGGCGCACCATCGGTCACGGTAGCCATCTACGAAGACGGCAAGATCAAACGTATCTGGGGCGCCCGAGGCAAGTTTTCCATTGCCTGTAAAAACGGCAAGCCCGCAGTGATCTCGTTTACCTTCGAGGGCGCGGACTGGGAGGTGGTAGATGGCGCGCTGCTTACCGGCGTAACCTATCCCACCATTCTTCCCCCGGCCTTCATGGGGGTTACCTGGAGCATCGACGCCTATGCCGCGATCATTGCGTCCATGGATTTCGACAGCGGCAACGTCATAGCCCTGCGGCCCTCCGCTGCTGCGGCAAGCGGCTACCTCAGCGCCATGATTACCGACCGCGAGCCCACCCTTAAATTCGATCCAGAAGAGGTTCTGGCCGCCACCAAGGATTTCTGGGCGGCATGGAAAGCCGGCACCCTGGTGGCCATGTCCGCAGCCCTGGGTAGCGTGGCCGGTAACCGGGTCACCATCACCGCGCTCAAGGTCCAGTACCAGCAGGTCGGCGCGGAAGAACGGGAAAAAATCTCCACCCTGGGCATCAATGCCCTGCTGACCCGCAACGATGGCGACGACGAGTGGCAGATTGCGATCACCTGATCCATGTCGTCCACCATGTCCACAACGTCCACAAATAAAGGAGAACCGCACCATGTTGATTTACGATCCCGAAGCACAAGAGCAGCTCCACACCAACGGCACCTGGCGTACTTACCAGCCCGGCGTCCGGGTGCAAATCCGCCCGGTCACCACAGCCGATCAACGCAGCTTCCGCAAGCTGGCCTCGGCCTCGGGCCGCTTCGATCAAGATGAGTTTGATCGGTTTTTCTGGGATCACCTGGTGGCCGACTATGAGGGCATCTGCTCCAAGGATGGGCAAAAGCTCCCCCTCACCCCGGCCAACAAGGTCGCGGTGTTTACCGGCCTGCAAGCCCTGGGCAACTGGGCCTGCAACGAAAGCGATAAGCTCGCCGAAGCAGCGGCCAAAGCCGAAGGGCGAGCCTTGGAAAACTCCGGGGGTTCGCGCGCTGGCAAGCGAACCGCCCCAAAAATGGAGACCAGCCCCTCACCTGCGCCGGCTGCCTAGTAATCCGGGAGCTGGAACCCAGCCGGGTGCCGCCCTCCTGCGAGGCCTGCGGCAAAACCGAGCTGGATCCAGCCAATAACGAGGGCTGGGAGCTGTTTGCCACCTACCCAGGCCTGATCCACCAGGGCGCTATTGATTACCAGTCCGCCCTGCGCATTATCGACGAAGAAGCCTACTCGGAGCCGCTATTGATGCTCCGCAAACTCGAAGCCATCCGCCAGGGGCTATGTCAGAAAACAAAGTCCAAATAATCGTCGAAGTCGACGCCAAGACCGGCCAGGCCACCATCCATCAGATCGGCGAGGAGATGGAGGCTGCCGGGAAAAAGGGCAAGCAGGGTTTTGGCCAGGCTTCGACTGGCGCCGAGGGCCTTGATCGCAGCTTGGCCCCGGTAAAGACCTCCGCCCGGCAGGCTGGAGTGGAGCTGGAAGGTGCCGGCCGCAAGGGCGCGACCGGTTTTGCCTCCGCTGCCCTCGGGGCGGATCGCCTCGGCGGCAGCCTGCGGCCGGTGATCGGTATGGCCGGCGCTCTGGGTATCGCCTTCGGCGCTGCCGAGATCGTCCAGTTCGGCGGCCGGGCGCTCCAAACCGCCGACGAACTGC